ATTGACAGAATTAGTGGAAGCCCCGACATTCTTTTTGTCTTTATTGTACATCGTTAAAGATGTGTTTTCTAAGGTAAGAGTAATGGGATCTTCCTTTGTGCAGGCAAGTGCCGAAAGGAAGATAATTAAAATAATTAATTTTTTCATATTTATCTGATTTAGATTATTTATCTGACATACTGAACAATACCCTATAAATCCCGAATATCTCGCTATAAGGCACCTCAAAGGGCGCATAAATAGAACTTTCGTTCAAGGAAATACATTTCACGCTACCACTACTCCCCTGTGTAAGTCGCTTGAAAACCGGCCCATTTGTCGTGTCCAGAACATAATCCCTGCCCCATTCAATAAAATCTGTCTCTTTAATTTTTTTCAAGAGGATTCGGCACCCGTTTGGATATTCGGGGGCCATACTGTCCCCTGATATATTCATTGCCATATCAACATTTTTAATAGGGACAATGATTTTTTCACAATCTGTCTCTTTCACGCTTACAATAAAGTCGGAAAGTCTTCCGGCTTTAGCTGAAATAGGTAGCATAGGCACCTCGTGGTAGTTTATGTTATTATTATCGTTACTGTCCTTTTTGAGCATTTTCCCCTCTCCGTTGAGCAACCAGTTTGGATTTACATCTGGAAACGCTATCTGTATGCACGTCAGAATATGACCACTTGGGTTTGGATATTTTCCACTTCTTGAATCTTTATTAAATATTCGGTTTAAGACCTGATGGCTTGAAATACCAGATAATTTTACAAATTCAGCAACATTTCCGCCTGAATAAGTCTCGATAAGAATCTTTATTCTTTTATTAATATTTGGTAATTCGTCCATTTCTCAAAACATGTTTGTTAAAAAACAAAATATATTTAATAGTTTTTAGCCACTTTTTTTAATTTATCAATACTAATTATATTTCTCAGATAATTTATTCTACCTCATTTATTGATACTTACAACATATTTTTTTATTTAATACAAATATGTTTTGATTTTATTTGCATAATCAAAACTTGTTTGTATATTTGCATTATGTTTGTTAATAAAGATTAAACGAATATACGCAACGCAAATTATAAACGCAAAATAAATTTATATCAAGATGAATATTTTACCTATACAGAAGTATCAGACCCTAAAAGAATACTACGAAAGCTTACCGCATACTACACGCAAAAAAAAGTTTGTAGATAAACTAGTAAGTCTCACAGGCAAATCAGAGGTTAATATATATAGGTGGATAAATGGCGTATTTGAGCCTAACTCTCTTTTAGATCGTAAGCTGATAGCTAAAATGACAGGTATTTCAGAAGATGTACTATTCCCAAAATCTGTAAAATACGAGCAAAATGATACTATCTAACATAGAATTTTACGGAACTCCTTCGGGTGAGGTACTCATTAGCGAGGGCAATTCTCATAAGCTCTACGAAATCGAAGATAGGGCTTTCACTGATGCTATGCTTGATTATATACAAAACTTCTACGCAGAAGCTTACAAGGCACTTTGTGAGTGCTACTCAAAGAGCAAGCTGAATCGCACCTACTTTGAATACCTGATTGTAAGACGTTTCATCAAATGCAATTTTCTTGAATATGACAACAAGAACGATATTGATGAGAATGAGAGTCTCAATTTCGAGTTTGTTCCTTGCCCTCTCAGGAATGAATGTAAGTATTGCAATATTATTTGCAGTCCTAAATTCAACACATCTTTGTCTGAAAGCGAATTAAGGGTAATGAAACTATACTACAAAGGATTGAAAAAAGAAGAGATTGCCGAAAACCTATATCTGTCAATTCTTACTGTTCAGACACACAAGAGGAATGTGTTTACAAAGCTTAAAATCAACTCTCTTTCAGAATTTATCATTTTCGCTAACAACAATAAACTATTTCGATGATGGAAGTAATAATGCTTGAAAAAACTGATTTTCTGACTTTAACGAACAAGTTAGATCAAGTGCTTACAAAAGTAAGTGTTATTGAAAACACTATGAGCAAAGACCGAAAACTGTACAACATCACAGAGGCTGCTAAGGAGTTACACATAACAAGACAAACTTTGCATAGTTACATCAATTTAGGGCTGATTGAGCCTCTTTTGATCGGCAATACAAGTTATTTCACAAAAGAAATTATAGACAATTTTTTAAAACAAAAGTAAGATGAACGCAACTACTACACTATCAGATGCACAAATTGACATCTATAAAAATCAGTTAAAAAATATGTTAAAAATCAAGGATTACAAAATCATCAATCTTGACTTTCTAACTAATTCGCAAAAGTACATAGCTGTAATTGAAGTAAAGTTTGCTGGCAAGGTACATATTCTGAATGCTTGCAGAACTACATTGAACGAAATTTCAAATGACTTGACAGACAAATATTCAGGTATCATTTTCTGCAAAGAAATTAGTCAATTTAGTAAGTCGTTACAATCATATTTTATGTAAAAACAAAGAGAGGGCTAACTGCAAAGCTAAACCCTCTCTTAAACAAAAGCATCAAGATGAACAATTTTAACTTAACTCAACTTAACACAAAAACAAAGATATGCAAACACTACAAAAAAACAAAATAGATTTATTAACAGTAAAAGATGCTATCTACTACGAAATAAAAAAACAAATAGAAGAAGTAGATGAAGCGTTTGATAATGAAATTGAAACAAAAGTAGATGGAACTTACTTCTTTACAAAAATATCAGGGTTTGTAGACTTTCATAAAGCGTATTTTCAAGGCTCTTATGACTGCCCCCCCGATCCTCCTACAAAGAATGTACACATAAACACAATTGACCCTATTGTCTATATGAATGATGCAGATAATGAAATACTTGTAAATATAGATACAGAAAAACTAAGTAAAGAACTAAACGAAAACTTATCATATTAAATAACAACAAATCAACAAATCAATAAATCAATAAACCAATTATGGAACAAAAATTTAATGTAAACGAGCTCGAGGCAACGGAGATCCCCGACAACTCGTATGTAAAAGGAAAGTTTATCAATACCCTTACAAATTTACACCGAATCTCCCCCGAGGATGCACTCAGCATCTACGAAAAGGAAGTTATCTACTACAAAAAGGCTCTTGCCGAGCCTAAGAGCAAGCTGAAAACCTGTACTAAAATATCGCTATTCTCGACGTTCATGGAGATAGCCATCAACAACCTGAGCATCCAGTCCGGCTCTAAATCAGAAGCGTATATGGAGAGCAGAGGTGCAAATTTAGGCACTAAGGAAAATCCAAACTGGGTTCAGATAGCCCGCTTTGTAATCACCACTTACGGTGAGTTAAACCTACGTATCAGGGCCGGACAGATTATCCGGATGAGCAATCCGATAGTGATCTACAAGGGAGACCACTTCCAGCCTCGAACAAACGACAGGGGGATCCTAATAATTGATTACGCACCGGCAATTCCAAGGCAGTCAACAGAGATTATAGGTTGCTGGGTGGCCATCCACCTACCCAAGGACGGGCTTGACTTCAAGTGGCTGCTTGAAGATGACATCGCCAGATTAAAGGAGTATTCGATTCCAAAATCAGGAGATCAGGAAAGCAGAAGGGCCAACGCTCTTTACAGCTCAAACGACAGTCAGATAGATCCTGGATTTCTTGAGACAAAGACTATTAAACACGCAATGAGATCTTATACTAAACTTAGGCTGTCTGGTACTGCAGTAATCGAAGGGGATTTTGACGAAGAAGAAGACAAGGACAACAACTTCTCAGTGCAAAGCGGCACTCAAGTAGAGCAGAAGCAAAAGGAAACCGTAGTAATCACTAAAGAAGACAAGGAGGAGATATTCTAATGGAAACAAACACAACACTACAAACAATTCCTAATATTCAGGAGATACAGAAGATAATCGGGGATGCTCCTGCGACCCTGACTGCAAATATTAACAGCAAGGACAAAGCAGTGAAAGCAGCTGATGACCTGATAACAGCCCATACCACTACCGGCATGACCTCAATGCTCGATGCCCGGATGGCTGAATATACCGATAAGGCAAAAAAGACAATCACTGCAATTAATGAAAAGCGTAAGCCTTTCACGCAGGTAATGGATGAGCTAAAAAAGCAGTTCACCGGCTGCGAAACCACCATCAAGGCGAAGGTTGACGAGGTGCAGAAAATACGTGACGATTATGCCACAAAGCTCATGAAAGAAAAGCAGGAACAGGATCGTATAGCTGCGGCTAAACTCGCCAAGGAAAAAGAGGTAATTGCAGTAAAGCAATCTATCAAAACAGCTTTGGGAACAGCCTTCTACGAATATATAACAACAAAAAAGAAAAAGGTCAACGAGCTGTTTGATGCCCTGACGCTTGAAAGGTTTGAGGAAGACTCTCAGAAGTTCTCAACCCCAGTCTCGATGTTTACCCCAAAGCACCTGCAGAAATTACAAATCACCGTCAGCAGTAGCATACTTCAGGTAGAGGAAATAAACACGTTGATTTTGGAGGTTGCACAGGATAACGCACTTTATGTTCACTACGCCAACGAGTACCGCAATATAATGACCGTATTCCAAAAGGAGACCGTCGATAAGCTACCATCCAAAAAGCAACAACTCGAAGATCTTGCAAAGGCAGACGAGGAAGAAAAGAAAAAGCTTCTGGAACAGGAAAGCAAGCGGAAAGAAGAGGAGACAGCAACTTTGCAAAAGGAGCAGGAAGAAGCATCAAAAACCGTTGAGGTTAATGCTGCCACACAAGCAGCCGCTGAGAACACGCAGGCAAGTATAGGGGCACTATTCGGAACCACTATTACTGAGCCAAGGGTAAAGTCTGGTACCGAGATTATCGTTAAAAACAAGGCGGGTTACGCACTAATCTTCCAATTCTGGTTTGAGCAGGAGGGTAAGAATCTTGACAATGAGAAGATAGAGAAAAAAACTATTGGACAGATGAAGAAATTCTGTGAGGAATATGCCGTTAAAACCGGTGAGTTGATAGACAGCGTGCTCATTGAGTATAACGACGTTTACAAAGCAAAATAGACATGGCAGAAGCAGACTACTATAAACGTCCGGAAATATCGAACAGCGACCTCTCTTGGTTGAAGCAGCAGCTTTGGCCAAGGGAGATGCCTGATCCGACAGAAGCGTACAAGTTCGGAAGTCTAATAGATGCCATGATCACTGAACCGCAGCGTGTTGATTACTTTAAGTACACTGTAGGTGACGTGAGGTACCAAAAGGCAGATTTCGACCTTGCCTCGCGAATGAAAAAGGCTTTCTATCAGGACGAGCTATGCAATACGCTTCTGGCATATTCCGTAGGGCAGGCAGAGATGAGCAGGGAAATGGAGATAATTTATGGTGTCCTGCCATTCTCACTTAATGTTCGTTGCAAATGGGATTTCTGGGCCGAAATGCTAAAGCATGGGGCTGACTTGAAAAGCACAACCGCAACATCACAATCAGAATTCGAAGCAGCATGTAAGCACTTCGATTATGACCGCCAAAGAGCTTGGTACATGGATATAGCCGGTGCAGATAAAGATATCTTAATCGGTATTTCAAAAAAGAACTTCAAGATTTTTAAAATATTCATAACACGTGAAAGTGAGTTTTACCTCTCCGGGAAAGACAAGTATACGAACCTTGCCTTTAGATGGTGGCTCCTTTTCGGTAATGGGAGGCCCGTAGCATGTTGACCAATATAGCACCATTTGAAGATATCCTCATTGAAGTTGAGGAGATGCAGAAGTACCTTGACGATACGGTGTCAGAACAGCTTGAGGACGTCCTCGAGCGTGGGGACATGCTTGCCGGGATAGTGTCCCGAAGTTGCAAGATGCGTGCAGATGCCGAGTACCACCGCGACATCTTTATGAAAAGCGAGATTGTTGACATACTGAAGGACACGGTCAAACAACAACTCCCTGCCCTTGTGATGAAGCAGCTCATTGAATCTGCCTGTAAGGACTACAATTACCTGTCCCTGCGATGTGAGAGGGTTAACCGCACAGCAACACATCAGTTAGATTGGTGTAGAACCTTGGTTAGCAATGCTAAAAGTGAAAGGGATGCCACTAAAAGCTTCGACACTACGAACCCTCACAGGGCTCCGAAGGATCCTATCAGCAATAACGAATTTAATAACGAGGGTGTTTTCTAATGGGAACGATACAAACAATACAAGACGGGTATTTGCTGAAGTTTGATTACGACAGGCGTGCAAGCTACACCATAAAGGGGGCTAAAGGCAGTCAGTATAACAGGTCCTCGAGAGAGTGGTTCATTCCATCTTCACCGGAAAACGAGCAGATCATCCAGACACTTATCAATGATTTTGAATTTACCAATCTGGCCGATGTCACAGAGGAGTATTTCGAGGACGTGCCTTCAATGCCCGATCTCGCACAGAGCATCAACCTAAGGGTTAACCCTTACGATTTTCAAAGGCAGGGAATTGCATACGCTATACAGGCAAAAAGACTCATAATTGGGGACAAGCCCGGACTCGGAAAGACAATTCAGGCTATGGCCACGGTTGTTGCGCTTAACGCCTTTCCTTGTCTCGTGATATGTCCGGCATCATTGAAGTACAACTGGCAGATAGAGTGGGACAAGTTCACATACGAAAAGGCGGAGATACTGACAGACGGGATAAAGAACACATGGCCATATTTCTACGATGCTGGTTTAGTGAATGTATTCATAACCAACTATGAAAGCTTAGGTAAATATTTTGTCCGGAAGATAAACACTCCGAGAGGCCAGAAAATGAAACTTTCGGATATTGAATTTACCGGAAACATAAAATATTTCAAATCTATTATAGTTGACGAGAGCCATCGTGTTAAGGATCCATCTACACAACAATCAAAGTTTGTTGCAGGAGTGGCCCATGGCAAGCCCGTAGTGATGCTGCTATCCGGAACACCAGTGGTTAACAAAGAAAAGGACCTTATTTCCCAACTGGCCATTATTGACAGGCTAAAGGATCTGGGAGGACAGAAAACCTATAAGGACAGATACTGCGGAGCGAAGTACTACAGGGAGTTGAACTATAAACTGAGAACAACCTGCTTTTTTAGTAGAGAAAAGTTTGACGTGTTAAAAGAACTTCCGGCTAAGGTAAGACAGATAGTTTCATGCGAGATAGACACACAACCCGAGTATGATGTTGCTATGGCTGACCTTGCCACATATCTTGTCGAGTACCGAAACGCTACGGATGCACAGGTAAGGAAAAGCTTGAAAGGCGAGATAATGGTCCGGATCGGTATCCTGAAAAACGTATCGGCACGTGGCAAGGTGGCAGACGTGGTGGACTATGTTAACGACATTATCGAGGCTGAGGAAAAGATCATCCTTTTCTGCCACCTGAAGGAGGTTGCCAATGCCCTTAAATCTGCGTTTCCCGATGCTTTGACCGTTCTGGGCGACGACAATACCGCCGAGCGGCAACATGCCGTGGAATCGTTTCAAAACGATGATTCCAAAAAGGTAATCATCTGCTCAATCAAAGCTGCAGGTGTGGGCCTTACCCTTACCGCATCCTCACGGGTTGCGTTCATAGAACTGCCATGGCACCCTGCCGACTGCGAGCAGTGCGAGGACAGGGCACACCGTATCGGGCAGCATGATAGTGTCCAGTGTACTTACTTCTTAGGCAAGAATACAATTGACGAGTCAATTTACTCTCTTATTGAGGAAAAACGGACGATGTGCAACGCCATCACAGGCTCGACCGAGGAGGTGGAGACATCAATGATAG